ACACAGAGCCATTGACACACGCTCAAAGAGTTGCTATTGCAAACAAAATGAGCAACAATAAACAAAGTATTAAACTATACACAGAAGAACAAGTAAAAATGCTAGATATTAATTGCGGAAATTCAACATTAGATGAAGTTATTGGATGTTTAACCCCCATCGAACTACCAAGTGATCAGGAGATACAAAATGAATCGGTGAAACATTATGACAACAATGGTGCTGATTTTTATTTTGAACTTGGCGCAAAATGGATGCGTGACTTAATACAAGGAGGTAACAATGAGCAACAATAAACAAAAAATTGAGGAGGTAGACCTCGCACTTATTAAGCCCTACTGGAGAAACCCTAGGGACAATTCCAAGGCTATTGAGGTAGTACGGGAAAGCATCGAGCGTTATGGCTTTAATGTGCCATTGGTACTAGATAAGAACAATGTCATCATTACGGGGCATTCCAGATTCAAGGCTTTGTTACAACTGAAATACACGAAGGCATTGTGTATCATTTCGGACATGGACGAGCAGAAAGCAAAGGAGTACAGAATAGCCGATAACAAGACCAGCGAATTCGCCAAGTGGGAGAATAATTATCTGGAACAAGAGATGCGTGAGATTAAGGAGTTGGACGATTTCCAGATATTCTTTCCAGACATCGATTTGTCATCATTCCTAGAGGAAAGCGTAGGACAGAATGTTGTGCCAGTAAGCGAAGTTCAAATCCATAAAAAGGAGGAGGCGTTACGCAGTCAGTTCGAGGACGATAGAGAAGGGGCAGTAATCGAATTACTTTGTCCACATTGCGGTGAACCAATATTCATGGACAAGAATGAATTGAAGGATAAATTGATGTAATGACTAGGGAAAGCACCAAGATAAAAAAAGACAAAATGCTGGTGGCACTACAACAGAGCATGGGTGTGGTGTCATCGGCTTGTACTAAGGCTGGGGTTTCTAGAAGCCAACATTATGTCTGGATGGAGGAGGACAAGGAATACAAGGAGGCGGTTTACAATGTTTCAGAGATGGCGATTGATTTAGCGGAGGCTAGTTTGTTGAATCAGATTCGTGAGGGGAATACATCGGCTACCATATTCTACTTGAAAACCAAAGGTAAAAATCGAGGCTATGTAGAGCGTACCGAATTATCGATGCCAGATAATACCCCTATTAAGGTTCATATTATCGACAATGGAAGTCAAAACTAATGTTGTATTCAGACACCTCCAGAATAGCCAGAATCGAATTGTCGTAGAACAAGGAGGTACACGCTCTGGTAAGACCTACAATATCCTCATTTGGATTTTGCTAGGTTACATAGCCCAGAACACTGGTAAGACCATCAGCATCGCTCGTAAGACATATCCAGCCTTACGGGCGTCCGCCATGAGGGACTTTATTAATATCGCATCTGAGTTTGGGTTGTACGATGAATCGAAGCACAACAAAACCAATTCGGAAATAATGATGCATGGTAACCTTATCGAATTTCTCGGTATGGACCAGCCACAAAAGATTCGTGGACGCAAAAGGGATTTACTCTATTGTAATGAGGCGAACGAATTGACTCTGGAGGATTGGAGGCAATTATCAATGCGTACAACAGAACGCATTATTTTGGATTACAATCCATCTGAGGAGTTCCATTGGATTTATGACCAAGTGATTCCTAGAAGCGATTGCGATTTCTTCGTTACGACATATCGTGATAACCCATTTCTGGAGGAGAGCATCGTTTCAGAGATTGAACGCCTCAAGGATATAGACGACAATTACTGGAGAGTATACGGGCTAGGGGAGAGAGGGCAAAGTAAAGCGTTAATATTCAGCCACGATCAAATTGACGAGATACCAAAGGATGCCAAGTTCAAGGCGTATGGACTGGATTTTGGTTATACCAACGACCCAACAGCGATGGTGTCCATATATGAAAAAGATGGATACCTCTACATTGATGAGTTACTCTATAAAACTGGAATGACCAATTCAGATATCGCAAACCATATACGCTCCATGGGTTTGGATAGAAGGGACATAATCTGGGCTGATTCTGGCGAACCCAAGTCGATTGAGGAGATACATCGAATGGGGTGGAATATTCGACCAGCGACCAAAGGAAAGGACTCTATTGACATTGGGATTGATATCATGAGGCGTTTTAAAATTGTGTTAACCAGCCGAAGCGTAAACCTCATTAAAGAATTTCGTAACTATAAATATATCGAGGACAAGAATGGGCGTATTACTAACAAGCCTATCGATGCGTTTAACCATGGAATTGACGCTACTAGATATGGGTGCTTTATGACATTCAGCCGACCGAATATCGGAAAATATTCAGTCCGTTAATTTTTTTTCTTTTTTATTTTGCAAATATGAAAAATGGTGTTATATTTGCTATACAATTAGGAACATGGAAAACAACATTACAAAAATTGAATTTATTGACAATCGAGATTTTCAATATTTTACAGAAGCCAAATATTGGGTGGCAATTTATTTCAATGACGGCTCTGATTGTTTAATGGCATTTAATTTAAAACGAGATGCCTTATGGTTTATGAATGGAGGATATAAACAATTTGAATTGAAATAACTATGGAAGATTACAACACATATTCACGCACTTGGCTAGATGACAACCAAAAGGCATTCCGACTATCTACTGATGGTATTGAATTGACGATCGAACAATGCGATTACACATTAATCAAAAAGAAAATCGTACACAAGGAATGGCAGAAAGCCACAACCACCTATTGCCTATGGAATGTCATTGGCGTATTAAAATTGGAACATATCCAAATCCCACGAAGCCGATGGGCTGATATTGGGAAGCAACTTACTACTGGAGAAAACTGGTTACAAGAGGGGAAAATCTAACCCCCCCAAAAAAAAAATAACTTTTATTTTGCATTTTTGGAAAATAGATAATATCTTTGATAAACAATTAAGGAACTAGAAAATGGAAAACATGACACAAGACGAATTGAACGAACGCATCGAGATGCTAGAACAAGCACAAGCCAAAATATTCGAGGCAGTATCTTTGATACAAGACGCATTGTATGGCACTTGCCATCAAGGGCATTCTAACGCTTATTTGGTTGCTCACTTAAGGGAATGGGGAGATAGCCCAGCATTCAACATGGGGGTAACTGATTACATGGATGCCTTAAATAAAGATTTTGAAGAAAACAATTAACACAACCATATGAACTTTGAAACATTAAACAAAATGTGCGGATGGGAACGCCAGAAGGCTATGTACCTAATCCAGATTGCCGAGGAATTAGGAATGGACATCGATTCTTACGGAGAGATAGGAGTAAACCCGAATTCTGGCTATACCTATATCTGGCTTGAGGATTACCAATTTAGCCTTTATATGCCCATCGACTGCGAATTGACCAAAGGAGATATCTGGGTAAACTATTCATCTCCAGAAAACGGAGAGGAGTACGAAATACCCCTTGGCAAAAAAACCATATCAGAGTTGGAAGGCTGGGCATCCTATGTAGACGAGCACCATTTGATGGAGGAATACGAAAGTTACGAGGGGCAACAATTCTGGGAAGATTACAAAAGCGACAATTAAATTTGCATTTTTGGAAAATAAAATCTAATTTTGATAGACAATAAATATGGAAAACAAATTCATTATCACCGACCAAGACAGAAAGAAATTGACATCAATTTTACTTTCAGCATTACAGAACGCCCAAGGCAAATGGGTAGAATGGAACTACAAAACTAATAACGAGGGGATGCTAGGCATCTACAAAAACGAGATGGTATCAATATTGGAGATGCACCAATATTTGATAACTATGAAGCCACTTGAACAAGAGGAGGACTGCAAAAAAGAGCAAACCAATGATGGACTCCCATTCTAACCAGCAACCCATACAATTTCAGAGAGGGCATGGCTCTCTCTGGGATAGGGGAAGAGCCGACTCATGGTACATGAGAAGCCCAAGACCTCACTACATTCAGAACAATGCGGAGATTACAGATTTGACGGAGGAGGAACGCATGGAATATCTGGGAGGCTATAACGAAAACGAGGAATGGGGCGAACACAAAGAATGGGATTGACATCAAACAGATCAAAGTAGAAGGGCGGATTACCGCCCTTTGTATTGCAAACAATTTTTAAAACTATCGTTATATTATCAGATGAAACAAATAAAAAAACTAGGGGATATCGAACTTCAACAATGGTTTGAACTCAAGGAATATCTGGAGAGTAACCCAGACGAAAACAAAGTGGCATTTCAGATGCTCAGCATCCTATGTGAAATAAGCCCACTAGAGGCACGCAGAATGCAAATCGATGAGTTAGAGAATGAGATAGCCAAGTTAAACGAGATAATTCAACAGAAGCCAAATTTCGCACCGATTTTGGTACACGAAGGCATTGAGTATGGATTCATTCCCAACCTAGACGAAATATCGGCTGGGGAATTTGTCGATTTGCAGAAATACGAAACCGATTACCACAAAAAGGCAATCAATATGTACAAGATAATGAGTGTACTATATCGACCAATTATCGAGAAGGCATCCTTTAACCATTACAAAATAAAGCCGTATGACGGGAAATTGAATGAGTCATTCCGTACCATGCCGATTGATGTAGCCTTGAGTGGGCATCTTTTTTTTTGCGATTTAGGGAACGACTTGTTGACCTATATCCAGAAATCTTTGGAACAAAAGAGGAGCGTGAGGATAAGCAAAACGCAAACCAAGTTGGCTGGGGCTTTGAAAACAATCTTAAAGGGTTCAACGAAAAGTGGGGATGGACTGGATGGCTTATTGGACTTTGTAACAATGACATCCTCAACCTTGAACGAATATCGGAATTACCCATACATCAATGTTTCATATTTACCAGTTATCGGCTCGACTACAATCAATTACAAGAGAAGTTAATGCAATCTAAACCAGCACAAAAACGAAAATGAACATAACCAAAAACCATATCGGAACTGGGAACTATTTCTGGAGGGAGGTAGCCGATAGAATAAAGGCACAATATTCACATGGCACAATGACCGAATTCGATTTTAAAGCGATTACGGTATTCCCATTGTTGCACATAGCAATCTCCAGAATTGACATTTCTGAGTCCACCTCGACATTGACTTATTCGATAATGATAGCAGACCAAAATATGCGTTACTCGAATGACTTTCAAGGCATGGCGAATGCCACAACATTTTCCGAGGTGGGGTATACTGAGGACGAAAATTATGTATTCGTTTTACAAGAATTGTATGTCCGAATCTTAAAGGAGATTGCGTACATGGAGAAACAGATGTACAATAGCCTTAATATTTCCAGACCATTTACATTAACCCCATTCATCAAAGATACCGATAGCATATTGACTGGGTTTACTGGGGAGATATCCCTAACCATTTTGAATCCTATTGTAACTGATGGCTGGTGCTAAATTACCCAAAACCGATAAGCAATTAGGTAGGATGGCGGATGCCTTTGCGGAGGCACTCAAATCGGCTACCAAAAGGCGTATCAAAAAAACTGGGATTCGTGCCAACTGGAAACGGGCTGGGAAAAATTGGATGGCGTATAACATCAGAAAAAAAACATATACCACTCAGATATCGGCATCTGGCAATCTGGCACAGAATATCAAAGTGGCAAAAACCGATGACTACGATTATTCTGTGGTAATGCCATTCTACTCTAAATTCGTCATAGAGGGACGCAATAAAGGAAAAGGCATTCCACCAAAGGTCATGGACAAATGGATACGCCAGAAACGAATTAAGCCCAGAGGAGGCGATGGGAAATTTACCAGCATGAGTAAGGAATCGCTGGGTTTTATGATGAACAGAAAAATTAAGTATTTTGGTATCGAAGGTTTTGATTTCGTAACTCCAGAAAGGGAGCAAATTTTAAAGCGTTACAAGTCGGCATTGACCAGAGCGATGAACCAAGACATAAAAGATTTAATCGAAAAATACACAAAATAATATGGCACTTACATTTACAGAACAACCTAGTGGGATTCTGGGAGCGAATTCTCCACTCATATACCAAGCGTACGATAGTACATTTTCTGGCACCGCTGGATTCTATTACGAATTCGAGATATTTGTATGGAGTGGAACAAACACAATCCCAGCCACCGCACAATGGAAATTCCAAAAACTGCCAGATGTATTTGCTGGGGCAAGGGCTTACATTGATATCCATCGATTGGTATCTGAATACATCAATAAAAATTATCTGGCATTCGGAGGGGCAACGCCTACGATAAGTACTGGAGCATATTGGGTAGCAGTTAAAATTCGTGGATACAATACGGCTGGAGGGACTACTCCAGTTTCTGGTCCTACCACATCAAATGTCGTGCTTTGTACGAGGGGGTACTCTTATTCAATTCAAGGCATCAATGCGGAGATTACAAATCCAGTTTTGAGCGATAGAACCAGAGTGATTTTAACGACAGAATCTACGATCGACTATCTCTGGTATAACAAGGATTTAGTGTCCAGCATAAATGTTGGAACGGCTACATATACGCCTACGGCTGGTTCTACATCATTATTAAAGATTCAAGGAATAGAATTGAAACAAGCCTTGACCGCTGGTGGAGTTTGGGGGAGCGATACTGAAATAACATTCAACCTCTCGGCTGGAGGCACATACAAAATTGCAGTTCAATTTGACTGCCCTAGCCGTTATGGGAGTTACTCGATGCTATTCCTAAACCGATATGGGGTTTACGAGGGAATGACATTCAATGCCATTTATACCCCATCATGGGCGATTACAAGGGAGAATTATCAAAGTGCTTTGTTAATTGGCAGTAACCTAGATTCTGCATGGAGTTATGGAATGAGGCAAACGAACACATTCAATTTGCAATCGAAGAAAAACATGGTCATAAATACGGACTGGATTCCAGAAACTTATGTTCAATATCTGTCACAGATGGTAATGAGCGAAGCGGTTGTGTTTTCGGATGGCGGGAATTACTATGCAGTAAATGTCTTGGATTCCCAGATGGAGCAAAAACGAGCCACCAATATCAAACTGATTCAGTACGCATTCAATCTAGAATATAGTCAGCCTTACATAAACAAGATAGTTCGATGAGATTCAGTTTAAAAATAGAAGGGGTAAACGCTGATTTATTCCAAGACGAAACAATCGTATTGACAAGGCAAATTAAGGATTTCTCTAAGGTGGAGAGCGTGTATACTGATTACACCCAGTCCTTCCAGATTCCAGCCACAGATATCAATAACAAGATTTTTTACAACTGGTTCGAGGAATCGGTCGTGTACTCTAATTGGAACCCAAATTTAAAATTGTCGGCAACCATCGAAATTGATGCCATCCCTATTTTTTATGGCTCTGTTGAATTGTTGCAAGTGGACTATCGAGAAGGGTTGCCACAATCCTATTCGATTGCGTTTTACGGGCAAATAAAAAACATTCTGGCTCAGTGGGGGGAGATTACTCTACAAGAATTGTCGTGGACTGAATTTGACCATTCTATTGATAATGCATCTGTGATATCCTCATGGTCTGGTTCAATTCATTCTGGAGCGATTGTGTGGGATTTGAAGGACTATAATGTGGGGTATACATATTCAAAACAAAGAATATCGAATAACATTTATTACAATCTGGGAGGTAACGGAATTGACTATACCGATTTGCGACCAAGCATTCGATTGAAGAATATGGTTACTCACATATTTACCAAATTTGGGTACACCTTGTCTGGGACATTATTTAGCCGAGGCGAATTTACAAATCTGTATGTTACTCCCATGGCATCGGCTGGTCCATTACTGGATTATGACGATTTTCAATATGGAACATTCGAGGCTAGTACATTCCCTCCAGCATCAATTTTCCCTTATGCGTCTACCAAAAGTACATGGCAAAATTTGCCCATCGGAGGCACAATCGTATCAAACCCATCTGGATCGTGGAACAATGCGACATTCGAATACACTATTCCGAGGAATGGCGATTACGATTTCCAGTTAGACCTCCAGCAGAATAGTGGAACTCCCACTCAATTCGCCAATTACATGGCGGTTTTGGATGGTGTAATGGTCGATGCGATTTCTGGAGATGACGCATTCATCAATAATTACCTATGGAATATCAAAATTCGTAAGGCTACCAAGGGGCAAAAATTCGCCATTCGATATGCGGTGTATACAAATGTCAATATAGAGGGGAATATCCAGTGTACTTTTTCTCCATACAACATGAATCCATCCGTTAAAATGGGTGATGCGATGCCGAATATCAAACTGAGCGATTTTATTAATTCAGTACTCCAAACATTCAATGCGATTTTGATTCCAAAAGGGGAAAACGAAATCGAAATTCATAACATAGATGACTGGTATGCTCTGGGGGTAAACAAGGATTACACTCCTTATGTTGATTTTACCAGCCACCAGCATAAAAAAATCGATATCCCATCGGTAGTAAGCATGGAGCACAAACCAAGCGAAACGGCAAATAGCATCTTTTTTAAAGATACTTATGGAAGGGATTACGGCTCTATTATGTTTAAGCCAGATGTCGATTTTGCATCTGGGGAACTCAAAATACAAACCCTATTTTCGGTAATGCCACCGACCAGAATGAATGAGGTAAACCAAGTAGGGCAAGTAATCAGCGAAACTGATTTGGATATGCCTATTGTTCTGGGTAAGGATTACAAGCCGATTCAACAAGAATTGTTATTGTTCTATTTCCAAGATTTTAAACCCAAAAATTCATGGTACAGATTGGGGGGTAGCACATTGACCTATCAGCCGATATCCTCATCGTATACCAATACGCCTACAACTGGAGCGACATCGATTTCATGTACCTTTGGACTCGAATCCTCGGCAGAGGGGGATATCCCTACTCAAACATTCTACATGAATTTCTGGCACGAATTCATTTCGAGGCTTTATAGCACACGAAATAGGGTATTTATATGCCAAGCATTAATCCCAGTAGGGGAGTGGCTTAAAATGGCATTAAATGACAATATTGTAGTATCTGGCAATTACTATAAAATCCAGAAAATCGAGTACAACATATTAACCGAGGAGGCGAAATTGGAATTGGTAACATATCCAAAGGTTAACAAGGTTACTATAACTGGCTCGACTGGTAAGAAGCCAGTAATTATTTCGCCAGTTTTAAACGCCAACGGCAAAACATATTTGGATGGCATTCCATTCAAGTCATCAATCGCCAATGCGGTATACTATGGCTCTACTGGGAATTATGTTTCTGATGCGTCACAAGTGATTCAATACAATTACTCCATGCCCATGCTATTGGATTCGATTTACAAGGCACAAATGAAATCCATGACATTATGCAGAGTTACTATCTGGGAAAGTTCACCGCAAGTAATAACTATAAGCCCAACCAATTCGGCATTCAATATCAGCGATACTGGATTTGAGGGTGACGAAAGTTTATTTACGGCTGGAAGCAATACCGAAATTACCATTAACCAAGGTGGACAATATAGAGTTCGAGGATATGCGGTTTTTGATAATTCTGGAGGGCACAATTTAGTGGCTGAAATATTATTGAATGGAGTTCCAACGGAGGGGTATTTTGAATTCAGCGGAAACCATATCCATACCGCCACCGCTGAATGCGTATTGACAATAAACGATCAAGGCATCGTTAAATTTGGAACCCGTACGAATGATGGAGGCTCACACATGGTAAGCGTAAAAAGTGTAAATCTAACAATCGAAAAAATCTTTTAATATGTATACTAGCATAATCAAAATATTGAAATCTCATTCATTTTATGGGGCTACGGCAAATGTAGAATTTGCCAAAGGACACCGAGAAATACCATCTTCATGGAAAGCATTTGTAAAACAATTTAAACGCATAATCAATGGCAAACGAGGATATAAACTATAAACTGGGTGCGGACACCAGTAAGGCTGAAAAGGGAGCGGAGGCAATCGGAAAAAAATTCGCACAAGCGAACGAGCAAGTAAAGGATACGAATGATTCCTTAAAACAAACGTCATCCGCTGGAGGGAAATTCGGCAAGGTGATGGGTGGAATAAAGTTCGGTGCTGGACTGGCAGTCGGAAAGGGAGTACTGGATAAGGTGTTCGGCTCTCTTGTCGAAAACGAAAAGGTTGCAAATCTATTTTCGGATGCCCTTTCTGTTGTTTCTGGGATAGCCGAGGGACTAGCCGAAATACTAGAACCAGCGTTTAACGCAATAGGTAATGCCATCAAAAACCCGAAACAAGCGTTTGACGATTTGGTATCGGCATTCATGCGAGGTTACAAATGGATTTATGACAATATTGTAAAAGGAGTTGGCTATGTACTGGTCGAACAATGGAACAATATGCGTATTTCATTATTGGAATTAAGAAAGGCATGGAATGAATTTACTGGTGACCAAGAGGAAGCGGAGGAAATACAAAAGACCATTAACGATCTACAAAAGGAGAACATCCAAATCGCAAAGGAACAAGCGAAACGTATCGAGAATGTCAAGGGAGCGGTTCAAACTGGGGTTGCTACATTGCAGAGTTGGGGGAATACGATCGCCAAAAATGTAGAGAAGACGGTCAAAGGGAACAAGGCTCTGCGTGATGCTCAAGTAAGTTACATAGCACTTAACGCCCAGATAGAGGAGAATATCAAATCTTTGGAGCGTCAACAAGCACAGAATGAGGCTACTGCAAACAACGAAACCAAGACATTTGAGGATAGACGCAAGGCAATACAAGAAAATCTGGATTTGAAAAAACAACAGATTGAACTTGAGAAGCAACTTCTACAAAACCAAATTAATGAGTTGGCTCTGGAGAACCAAGCAAAGGGAGTAAAGGCAGAAAGGAACGCCCAAATACAAGCGTTGAATATCCAGATGAAGGGGTTGGATGCGACTATACAAGAAACCCAGTTGACCGTAGATGAAACGCTTCGTGGGATTGCGGAACAAGAAAAAGAATCTACCAAGGCACTTGGTGATGCGGTTTTGGAACGGAGTAGAATGGAGGCGGAGGCATCGGCTAACATTGGAATGTTGGAGCATGAAAAACTGAGGGCAACACTTGAAACGATTGATGCCCAGAAAAAAGCATTTTTAAACGCATACGATGAGCGATTAGCCAAAGAACAAGAGGGTACTGCAAAATACAATGAAATTCTGGCTGAGCGTACAATGAAGGAGGGCGAGTTTAATGCCCAACGCATTACCGCTGAGGGGGAATATAATAACGCATTAAAGGAGTATACGAAAAGCCAAACTGAGATGCAAATACAAGCGTTACAAGCCAAGGCTGGAGCACTCCAACAAGGTTTAAATTTGGCAAAAACATTGTTTGCCGAGGACGCAGAGATGCAGTCCGCCATCGCCATTGCGGAGGCTATTATGCAAACCTATGTAGGGGCGAACGTCGCACTTGCATCTAGTCCTCCTCCATTGAACTATATTAACATGGCTGGGGTAATTGCTGGTGGACTTGCGAATGTCATCAAAATCAGACAAGAGGCACAAAAATTGGCATCCCAAACTGGAGGCTCTGCACCCTCTGGAGGTGGGGCGATGACTGCTCCTCAAATTGGACCAAGCCTAAACATTGCCAGAGGGAATGTAGTGGACTCAAATATGCAATTAAAACAAGCGATGAATCAAAGCAGTAAACCGCCTCGTGCTTATGTAGTTCAATCAGATATTGAATCTGGAGAATCGTTAAACAGAAAAATCATGGAAAACGCAACAATCGGAGGATAACTCGTTTTATTGGTATGGCAAAAACATCTTTTGAAAAATTCATGTTGTCACAACAGACACAAAAAATCAATCTAGCAACCGTTGACCAGAATGTTGGAAAAATCAATAGTGAGGTGGCGAAGGCTTTAAGTATCCTAGAAAAAGGGACGGCTGATATTCGACAATTTTTGTCATTGGCGAAGGCTATCAAAATTGACCAAGCGACTATAAAAGAACTGGAAAAACAGAGAGAGACATTGAAATCAATGGGTATTTCACCAGATGCGAAAGTGGATTTTGCGATTGAAAACGCAGACATAATCGCAGAGGTTGTAAATGCCGTTGACGAGGCGTTGAACAAATACTTGAATTCAATCAGAGCATACGATATTTAATCCATGAAGATTGTTGAATTAATATTGAACGAGGAGGAGTTGGCACATGGGATTGATGCTATCAGCATCGTTTCAGCACCAGCGATTGAATCCAACTTCATTGCGTTAAAATCCCAGCACAAAGTAGAATTCAAGACGGCAGATGCCGACAAGCGGATTCTGTTGGGACCAGCGTTAATTCCAGACAAGCCTATTTATCGTAACCAAGACGGGGAGGAATTCTATTGTTATTTTTCCCAGAACACCGTAAAACGAGCGTCTGAACTTTATTTGATGAGGGGCAACCAATCAAATGCCACTCTGGAGCATGAATTAAAAATACATGGGTTATCCCTTGTAGAATCATGGATTAAGGAGGATATGGTAAAAGACAAGTCAGCGATTTATGGAATGAACGATCCAGTTGGAACATGGATGGTTGCCATGAAAGTTGACAATGGCAATGTCTGGGAAGATTATGTTAAAACTGGGCTAGTAAAAGGATTCAGCATTGAAGGGTTTTTCGCTGAAAAATCGAAAGTCAAAATGAGCCGACTCAATGTAACCCCAGAACTTGATGCCTATCTGAAAAGTTTAGGATACCAAAAAATCTAACAAGACAAAAATTAATCGTTCTATAAGTATGCAGAATGAAGCACAAACAATTTTAGACAGAGTTTTGAATGGTCTTGGTTACAAGAAACCATCCAAAATGGAATTTGCTACGATGAAAACTGCCGATGGACAAAACACTTTTGAATCAGAAGGATTTCAGCCTACCGATGCCGTTTTTATCGTTTCAGAAGATGGTAACATCAAAGTCCCAGCGGGTACATACGAGATGGAGGATGGCACCAAGATTTCAGTTGACGAATCTGGAGTTATTACAGAAATCCTCTCCCCAGAACAAAAAGAGGAGATGCAAAACGACCCAATGAAGGAGGCAACTGGTAAGCCAGTCGCTCAAGAGCAGTCACAAAGTCCAAAGACAATAATTGAAACCATGACTAAAGAAACACAATTTGCGGAGGCAACTCCATCAGTAGAGGATACTAAGGAGGCTCAAACAATGTCAAAACCAGCGTTGCTCGTAAAATGCGAGGAGATGGTTGGTGGCGGTGAACTTGCAGAAAAGGTAGCCGAGGCTATTGTAAGTATCGTAGAGTCACAAGAAGGCGAAGCGATAATTGAGGAATACAAAAAAGCAAAATCTGGTACTATGATGTCAGCACAAACTAAAGATACGAACGATAACATGATAATGGAGGCTCTCAAGAAACTCGAAATTCAGTTGTCAGAAATCAAAGGAGAGAACGACAAGTTGAAAGACGAATTGTCGAAGGAGGGTAACCGCACTTATTTCAATCCAGAGCAAAAAAGCAACCAAAAAATCAATTTCCGAATCGGGGCAAAGCGTGAGGAAACTGTTCAAGACAGAGTGTTTAACCAACTATTCTAATTTAAAAAAATACCATGAAAAATCGCAATATTAAACTGAGCGGTCCTACCCTCTCTACCAACACTTATGGCGGAGAATTCACTGGCAAATACGTCGCTGCGGCGTTACTATCTGGCGAAACTCTAGCAAAGGAATTGATTACTATACATCCTAATGTTAGATACAAGGATGTGATTCGCAACTACGCATCGAGCGTATCAATCGCAAGTGCAACTTGTGATTTCACAGATTCATCTTCTGTGACCTTGTCTGAATACGTTTTGACTATGCAAGAAAAACAAGTTAACTTGACCTTGTGTAAGCAAAGTTTGTTTAACACTTGGGAAACCATGGAGATGGGATTCTCAGCATTCGATAAGTTACCCCCAACATTCGAGGAATTTGTATTGGCTCAAACCGCCTCACAAGTTGCTCAACAGAACGAATTGGGTATCTGGAAATCTAACCTTTGGTACGATTCAGCAATCGTGGCTGGTCAAGATGGAATGATTGGGTATTTGGTAGATAATTCAGCGATCGTAAGAACTGCGACTGGAGCAACTACTGGTTCAAATGTTGTGGCTCGTTTGCAAGATATGTTGGACAATAGCCCTAGTGCTTTGTACGGCAAAGAAGGATACCAATTCTATGTAGGTCCATCTACTATGAAGGCGTACCAATCAGCGTTATCTGCTGGTAACTACAACTTCCAGTTCTATGTTGGAGAGAAGCCAATGAACTTCCAAGGTATCCCAGTTGTAATGTGTCCTGGTCTTAATGACTATGACTGCGTATTGGGATTGAAATCTGATTTGCATTTTGGTACTGGCTTGGTAAACGATTACAATGATGTTCGTTTGCTGGATATGGCAGACCTTGACGGAAGTCAGAACTTGAGAATCATCATGCGTTTTACTGGAGGCATTATCGCAACCAACCCAACGCAAATCGTTGTATTGAATGTAACCTAATCAATGGAGGGGAGGAAACTCCCCTCTATTATAGTTTCACCTAATCAAAATACATAAAAAATGGCATGTAATACTATTGACGCAAGACTTGAGCCTTGCAAAGAATACGTTGGAGGGATACAAGGTATCTTTTTGATTCCATACGTATGGAGCGATGTTGTAGAGTTACAAACTACGGGCAATATCGGAGCGGTAAAAACAATCAAAAACGCATCAGCAACTTTAGTTAACGGATATTTCTGGGAATTGAAGGGGGCATCTACATTTGATGTTTCTATAACTAGTGATAGGAATGGAGGCACAACCATGTTTGAAACGACTTTAGCGGTTAATTTCAAGCCCAAATCACTTGCCGTAAGTGGGGCGATTGATGACTTCGATGACATCGATAACCTTGCAAAAGGACGATGGAGAGTTGTAGTTTGGGATAGAAACGACAATTTCTGGCTTGTTGGCGAGGAATTCGGTGCGGATGCCACAACTGGTGCTGGTAACTGGGGAGCGAATTTGGGCGACCCTCGTACCTATTCAGTTACATTGGTAGCAACAGAGAAATCTCTCCCAAGACCTTTGGATACCAATACTTACGCTGGATTGTCAACCATCTTTACACCAGATGTAACTCCGTAATAGCCTTCCCTAATTTATTGTTTTCATATCTGGAGAGAGCCACCTATAATGGGTGGCTTTTTCTTTTTCAAACAAAATGGCGATTTGCCGTTATATTAGTATATGTATTTAAGCCCAAGCGATACTACACTTACCATATACCCAGCAATAGCATTTCCGAATGCATTGATGACTATCGTAGTTGTGCATAAGGCAACTAAAGAACAAGTGTCATTGACACAAGCGTTTGCGGATATCGGCTCTGGAGTTACAATGACTTTGCCATCTATGTCACCCATATCGGCAATAGCCAACAATCTGGACGAACTCGTAGTTCGAGTATTCGATTCTGGGAATCGGCTCTATTACGAAATGATGTACAGATGGGTAACAGATAGCCCAGATATCCTTTTAAGCCGTAAGGCATGGACAAAAACCAGTAATAACGAAAAAGAATGGCTGACAATATAGAAAAACAAACCAAGGGCAGTGTAAAAGTTGTCCAGATGAGTACTTACACAAGTCCAAATATTGTTGAACGCAAAAACAAGGCATGGGTAGAATATGGAGATGACAATAATTACTATGGTTATCTCATCGATATGTTCCATGGAAGCCCTACAAACAATCGTTGTATAAAAGGCATCGCTGATTTGATTTATGGTCAAGGCATGGAGGCGAAACGAAGCAACCGAAACCTCCCAGATTATGTTACGTTCAAACGAATGTTTTCGGAGCATTGCCTTCGTAATGTAGCACAAGATTTAAAGATGCTGGGAGAAGGCAGTTTCCAGATTGTACGAAGCAAGGACAGAAAAAAATTGGCGAAAGTTTACCATTTCCCTATTCATACGTTACGACCAGCAAAGTGTAATGAGAAGGGGGAAATTGAGGCGTATTACTATTACCCAGATTGGGCAAATATTAAGCGTGGAGCAGAACCAAAACGGATTCCAAATTTCGAGTTTAACCCAGAAGCCCCAGAATCAATTTTGGTTATACGCCCATATTCAACTGGCTCGTTTTATTTCAGCCCAGTCGATTACCAAGGCGGATTACAATACGCTGAATTGGAATGCGAAATCGCCAATTACCATATTAACAACATCAAAAATGGGATGGCACCATCAATGCTGATAAATTTCAACAATGGTGAACCTCCAGAGGAACAAAAAACATCGATTGAGAATGCCATTCTGAACAAATTTAGTGGCTCAAGTGCTACTGGAAAAGTGGTTATTTCATGGAATGACGATCCAAATAACAAGGCTGATATTACCCCAGTTCCTTTGAGCGATGCTCATAACCAATATCAATTTTTGAGTACTGAATCTCAAGACAAGATTTTGGTGGCTCATGGTATAACCAGCCCTTTGATATTTGGTATCAAAAATGTGGCGAATGGATTTTCCAGTAATGCCGATGAATTGACAACTGGTATCAAGATTTTTGACAACATGGTTATACGCCCGTTCCAGTTAATGATAATTGAAGCGGTAAACCAGATATTGGCGGAGGCTGATATCAATTTGGAGTTGTATTTCAAACCATTAAATCCGTTAGATGGGGAGGAGATTGAGTCAACAAGCGGTAAAATGGGATTTACCCAAAATACTCCTACTTTATTGTCGAGTAATTCAATCGAAATGTCCAGCGATGACGAAACATCATGGTTGGAATTTTTAAACGATAAGGGAGAGATTTTGGACGAAAACGAATGGGAATTGATAGATACTGCGATAGTTAACGATGAAGAGTTGGATGGGCATCAGTACAATTTTTTTCAATCCTTTGCCGACCCAAACGAAAAGAGTAATGACGATAAGGGGATTTACAAAATACGATACAGATATGGTCCAGATAGCACCTCAAAAAATAGCAGAGATTTCTGTAAACAGATGGTGGGGGCTAGAAAGGGCGGACTTGTTTATCGAAGGGAGGACATTGTTGAAATGGGCGAGGCTGGGATTAATGGACAATTCGCACCAAAAGGAAAATCGTCATATTCAATCTGGAAATTTAAAGGAGGAGTGGCTTGTCACCATTACTGGGAGAGGCTTACATTTAGAAGGAAATACAAGGCTGGATGGGGAAATGTCCCAGTCCCATTGACCTCAAAAGAAAAAGGAAGCACATATCGTGATTTGGACAACAATTACACCGATGTGCCGAATTCAGAGGCTAACCAAAAAGGAGTGCCATTCAGCCCACCAGAATGGAGTACTGCCCAAACTAAACCGATTGATATGCCAAACCAAGGGAGGTTAAAGAAATGACACTAAACGATAATGTATTACTGGTTACCAATGAGGATATCTTCAAATACACCTCATTGAATGGAAATGTCGATGTTGACAAGGTTACTCCGTTTGTAAAAGTGGCTCAAGATATCGAGATACAAGAAATTCTGGGTACCAAACTCTACCAGAAAATCCTTTCCGATGTAAGGACATCAACTTTGACTGGGAATTATAGTACTCTGGTTTTTACCTATGTCCAGCCAACATTGATTCATTATGCGATGGCTGATTTTTTGCAGTTCCATGGGTACGAAATCAGTAACGCTGGAATTGTCAGAAACAATCCAGAAAATACCCAATTACCAGACAAGAGCGAAATCGACACATTGGTAAAAAGGCAGAGAGGAATTGCTGAAACATATCGTAAACGCTTAGTATCCTATTTGACATACTATCCTCAGTTATTCCCAGAATATACTGCGAACCAAAATGATGGCGAATATCCAACTAGCAACCCAAATAACTATTGCGGATGGAACATATGAAAAAGTCATACAAACCCAAAGAGGATAAGATGGCGAAACTCAAAACATATTACACTAAATTAAAGCAAAATGAAACCCAGAAAAATAACCAAAGCGATAGTATGCTATTTGCCAGAAAAGGCAAATAATTACCATTTCGTAATTGACCAAAATGGGGATATCGAACATATTTACAAAAATCCATATTGGAGTCCAATTAGCACTCAGCCAGATTTGGAGGCTATTTATATCGGTGTGGTAAAAACAGAGGATGCGGAATGCATCAGTAAGCAAAAAAGTGCAACAGAATCGATTTTAGGGCGATTTGAGGGCATTTCAGTTGAAATAAATAATCTTTATAGTGATGACAACAAAAAATCGAACAGAGGGGCTAAAAAGGGGAAACCCATTAATGGCGATTTGTCTGGGGATAGTGCTACTAGCATTGACTAGTTGCTCGGCTGAATGGCACATAAAACGTGCTATTCAAAAGAACCCAAGCATTTTGAAGGATTCATACAAAATTGTCCACGATACAATCGTAATTCGTGATTCGATATTGGGGATTGATACCTTTGTTATGTCTGAAATCGATACAATTCGCATCGACAGAGAAGGCATCAAAACTGAAATTGTCAGATATCGAGATCGTTTTATCGTTAAACAAGAGATTAAGAGCGATACTATTTTTCGTTCAAAAGAAATCAGAGTGCCACAGATAATATATCAGAAGGCAAGCCCAAAATACTATATCTGGATAATCGCTTTATTAATGTCCTTATTAACTTTGATTTTTGTAAAGAAGATTTTAGAATGAACAGACCAAAGAAAAAATTTGATAACCCAAGCCGTTCATCCCCAAAGGATAACTCAAGGGCGTGCCTATGCAAGGATAAAAATACCTATTCAAAAAAATGTTGCGATGGAAATCTGTGGGCACAAGGAATTGGGAGGATTACTCAAGACCCAAACAACCCTCAATAATCAAACAAATTACAATTTAATCGTTATATAAATATGAGCATTTCATCACAATCATTTTCGGCTGGATATACTGGGTGTACAATAGTTTCAAATACAACTGCTAAAACTGGTAGATTTCGGGGCTTTGTAATTAATTCAACTGCCGTCATTTCGGCTTGTCTGGATGAGAGCGGAGCAAGTTTAATGACATCCATTGGTTTATCGGGGGTTTCATTAAATCAAGGAATGTATATTTCTGTAGCAGATGGGAAATATATTTCTTCTATAACTTTGACTTCGGGGTCAATTATTCTATATAACGAATAATGTGGGTTGGTATCGGTGTTGGAATCGGTAGAAACCGATTTAGGAGAATTGACTATGCTGAGTATAATACTCGGGTAACTGCGGATGGTGGTATCACCGAAGCGGGGCAATGCGTTGATGCGGTTAGTGGGATTTTGCTTAACGCATCATTGTTACTCATCCCAAGCGGTTACAAATCGGGCAAAGCATATGCCGAAATCCCCACCAACGGAAACGGCGATTTAACTTGGACGAGGGCGAGTACTGCAAACCGCACGAATAGTTCGGGAAACATTGAATTGATGGCTTCGGGAGTTCCGAGGTTGTCATATATGTACGGCAGTTGCCCCGCATTATTGTTAGAACCGCAACGGACAAATAGTTTACGCAATAGTTCAATGGTGGGTGCAAGTACATCGCCAAGCACAATACCAACGAACTGGACTTCATCTTTGGGCGGTTTGACTGCAACTGTTGTTGGTGTAGGTACTGAGAATGGATTGCCATATATTGACATCAGATTTAATGGGACGGCAACGGGAACGACAAGTAATATAAATTTTGAAAGTTCTACACAAATAACCGCATCAAACGGACAAACTTGGACAAGTTCATTTTGGATTAAAGAAGTTTCAGCATCTGCACCACCAGTAAATTATAGAAATGCAATAACCGAAAGAGATAGCGGGGGTGGTTCATTGGGCGGAAACAGTCAAGTAATTACTGTTTCATCTACACTCACTCGTAACGCATTTACAAGAACTAACACATTTGCATCAACCGCAAGAATCACCAATACGCTCAGCGTATCTTTGAACATTTTGAGTTCATACGATTTCACCGTTAGAATCGCATCGCCACAAATGGAATTAGGTGCTTATTCTACAACTTGGATTCCGACAACAACCGCATCAGCGACAAGGGTTGGAGACACATTCAGCCGTTCAAATATCTACACCAATGGTTTTATTTCATCTAGTGGGGGTACTTGGTTTGTGGAGTTGAGAGGAAACATCTTTTATTTAAGAGACACTACACAAGGATTATTCATTGGTGACTCAATCACACCAAATACGGGAGACCAATTAATTATTCGCTTTGTCGGTGGTGGAACAAGATTAGCAATTCACAAATATGTTTTGGGAGTAACTACAAATTTGTACACAACTACAACCGATACGACCAAAATCGCTATAAAGTGGAACGGAAGTACAGCAGACATTTTCGCAAACGGGACAAAGGTTGTTGCTGCCACCGCATTTACTGCAACCGTTATGGAAAACTTGATTGGGGCGAATGGAGTTCCTATATTTATCCAAGCAATGGGATTATGGTCAACCCCACAAACCGACCAATTCTGTCAAGATATAACCACCTTATGATTTTCGCAAAATATTCTTTTATAAACCAAGATGATTGGGTAAAATATAAAGCCCAAATCACCCAAGACGAACAACCAATTAATTGTGCCATTGTTGAAATTGGTCAATTAGAAAATGGATATGCCGTTGACATTCTTTGGAACGATGAGCCGTTGGAATCATTCGCAACAAAAGAGGTATTCCCAAATCCAGTGGGGGTGCATACTTTCAGCGGATGCGATGAGATGTATTTGAATAGATTCTGTGATTTTAACCCCTTATCATCTTATTGCACTAATGACCATTAAAAAAGATATCGGAGAACTAATCCTAGTATGGGTAGGAGTAGCGACATCATTTATTACTCTATTTCTGCCTTTGTTACAATTTGTAGCAGTTATTCTGGCTATTGCAGTTTCTATAAAATCATTAAAACGGAAATCTAATGGCAAAGGCTAAACAAAATAATTCTGCAAATTTTAAACCTAAACCAAAGAAAAAATTGGGTAGGCATACTAAACGCATTAACAAGCATAAATCATGGAAACCAAGCGTAGGTCAAGGTTAAAATGGAAATCCTATTTTTCCCCAACCCCAAAACGAGTTAGAATGTTAGGCGATGCCATCGCTGGAGCGTCCATATTTGTGGCTGGGTTAAACATAGACAATCCTAAATTAATGATGTGGTGTGCCATTCTGGGAGGGGTAGGTAAATTAATAAGCAACTTTATAGGTATTGACAATGGGACTGGCGAGGCATAAAATTATCGAGTTCAACAATTACAAACGAGAGGCGGTAGATAAAAGCCAGATTTATTTACACCATACTGCTGGAGGTCCATCTGGGGAGCAAGTGTACCAATTCTGGCAAAGTGATGCCGTACCAATCGCCACTTCGGTTTGTATAAGTCGTGATGGCACAATCGTACAAGGATTCCATAGCCAGTACTGGGCGTTTCATCTAGGATTGAGTAACAAGCATTTTGCCGAAATGGGGCTACCATACAAAAATCTGGATAGGACTAGCATCGGCATCGAGTTATGCTCTTACGGATGGGCAAAATACGAGAATGGTCAATTTCTGAATTATGTTGGAGGCAAATTAAACAAGGCTGAAATCGTAGAATTGGAAACCCCATACAAAGGGCATCGATTCTGGCAAGGCTATACCGAAGCCCAGATACAAAGCGTATGCGAATTACTGGATTTGTGGAAAGACAGATACGGCATTGACATCAAATACCATCCAGAACAAATGTGGAGCGTAAGCAAAAAGGCTCTATCTGGAGGGAATGGGTTGTTCACTCACAATTCAGTTCGTGGGGACAAGGCTGATGTATTTCCAGACCAGAACCTAATTAAGTCACTCCAAAATCTGGGGTGATTTTTTTTTATCTTTTTTTATTCCTTTTTTGGAAAATGAAAAAATAGTATTATCTTTGATGAACAATAAAGCAAAAAGATATGAAACAAAGACAAACCAAACTCAGCCAAACTGGCTCATTTATCAACTGGATGATGTCAAACAACTCATCAATCCCAAAAGTTGGCGAAGGAGCGACCGAATTACATTGGAGCGATAGAACTCCTTATGAGGTACTAGAGGTTGCAAATGGAGGCAAATCAGCACTTATTCGACAATACGATGTAAAGGCATCCAGACAGATGCAAATGGGTGAACAAGAATGGGATTTGATTGCCAACGAAGATTCCCCAGCATATTGGGTACATTGGAAATGGAATGCATGGAGGACAAAATCAGAACGCTGGTACAAGACAGATAAGTTTTGGGAAGATATGGAAACCAATAAACAGACCATGGACAAGGAGCAACTCAAAATCTGGCTGGATAGTATCGAGAATAAACCAGATTTCCCAGAATATTACGAGTTCCATACCGAATGGAATGTTAAAAAATTACTTTTTGGTAGGGCTGAATACTATTACGATTGGTCATTTTAATGTGACCTTTCGTTTTGCATTTTTCAAAAATAAATATTATCTTTGCCCATGACAATAACAGAAAAAGTCGACAAATTACAACTGATGAAACAAGGCACTCGCATAATCTACTTACCACAATTTGGTGATGGGATGCCAGAGGAGGCGAAATTTCACAGATTGCAATATAAACGAGGCGAATACATAGTTGAAGTAGAACTAGACAACGGATCGTTACGATGGGGATACATTTACCAAATAGCACTTATATGACTACCAAAGAAGCAATGGACGAATTGTTTAAATTAAGCAATCCAGAACTAGCACAGAAACTTAAAGCCCCATACCAGACCGTTGCTGGATGGAGATTCAAACATCAACGGGGGTTTCTCTCTATGGAGAAACAGATCGAACTATTACAAAAATCAAACTATCAATTAAAGGAAACATTATCATGGAAAAAACTTCAAAAGTAACTCAAGTCGCTGGGAGCGGTCATTACGATTCGCAGTACGGCAGAATGTATCGATTCGAGATTGGATTCGAGAATGGTGACGCTGGACAATATTCGTCCAAAAGTCAAGACCAAACAAAATTCGTTCTGGGGCAACAAGCCACTTACACCATTGAATCAAAGGAGTTTAATGGCAGAACTTATTTCACTATTAAACCATCCCAGATTCAAACGCAATCGTTTGGAGGAGGAGGCAAATTTCAGAAAGACCCAGAGGTCGACAAACGCATCACTAGAATGAGCGTACTGAAAGTTGCTGGAGATTTGGCGATTGCTAAACATATTAAGCCTATCGAAATTACCAAAATCGCTCAAGTGCTAGAACAATATGTAATGACTGGGGAGGATACTTTAACCAATATGTGGGGGACTAAGCCACAACCACCGAAAACGCCAAAAGGCAATATTGAACAGAATTTCGTGGAGGAACACATTAACGAAATCCAAAATGAACTAGAGGACGATTTACCATTTTAACACAATTTAAAAACAGATATGAACAACAAAATTGAAAACCAAGCGAAGGCATTACGAGATATGTCATTCAATGATGAAAACCATGGTATTATGATTGCCATCCTTTCAGACAAGATTAATGAGAATCAAACGATGACATCGGTAATTCTCAGAGGGCATTCCAAAACATTAACCAAGGCGTTAATTGACGCAATGGAGGAGGACTCGAATTTTTTTGAATTACTCAGAGATGCGGTTACTATCAAAATCATGAAGGAATTATGACAAGGGCTGAAATCGAAGATTTTTTAATCGCAATGCTAAACAAGGTAGAAGGGGGTGACATGAACCCCCTTGACCTTAAAATCGAAATTAAGGCATTAACTGATTTGCTGGGAGGGATTGATAAGCAAGTAGCACCATTAGTCGCTGAGGAGGGCAGAAAATGGCACAATCAACCATATAAAGGATTCAAGATAGAATATGTCGACTCTGGAGGGCGATACGCTTATGACCATATTGCCGAATGGAGTGAACTCAAACAGAAGATGAAGGACATCGAGAAGAACGCACAAATGTCACTCAAGGCTCTGGAGAAGAATCAAACAATGATTGATGACGGAGGAGCGGTAATTGAACCAGCAATCTGGAAATGTACTGAACCATATATCAAATTATCTAAAACAAAAGAGGGGGCTTGACCCCCTCTCTTGTTAGAAATATGGAAAACATTATCTAATTTACTGATACAAAGATATGGAAACACAAGAAACAAACAATTACTTCATTCTGTTCCCATCTTATTTGCTAGACAAATTGAACGCCCATGAATGCATTTTGATGGGGGTATTGATAAGCCTAGCCAAACGAGAGGGCTACGCATATCCAAGTAATGATATGCTATCTAGGACATTAAGTACCAGCACCTCTACGATCGGGAGGATGCTATCAAAACTAGAATCGGACGGATATCTTCGACGAGAGATAATTCGAGATTCACAAGGGCAAGTTATTGCCAGACACATTTATATCCTCGACTCATTAATAGGAGGAGGTGTCCCCACGAATGAGAATAGGGTATCCCCAGAAATGGGTACACCCCTCCCTCCAAAAATGGGAATAACCTCCCCTCAAAAATGGGTAGGTAATAACAATACTAGTATATTAAAGAAAGATAGTACAAGTGATATAGATGGGGCATTCGAGGTTATTTGGAATAAATACCAAAAGAGGGGTAATAAGAAAACCAGCCTACTGGCTTTTAAAAGATTAAACAAGGCAGACATGAGGGCAGTTTGGGAGCATATCCCCAGATATGTTGACGCTCATTCAAAGGCTGGGAAATTGGAATTTTTACCCCATTTAAGCACCTACATAAACCAAAGACGCTGGGAGGATGCTCTACCCTATCAAGATTCAAAACAAGACCTTACAAAGCAATTAATTAACTGGAATGAATAACGAGATTTACATTATCGATGTTGACAATCAGATTTTGGGCAATGAGATTCAGAGGCTCTGTGTAATGGCGGATATCCAGCCACCAGAACTTCCACGCCAAACGATGGAATTTTTGAAGGAGCATTTCGGCTCACTCCCATTCATGGTATTTAAGAGGGCTATTGACTATTGGTTATCTGGGAAGATGAGTACGCTCAGAAAACCAGCGAAAATTAACGCTCATTTTTTATCACTTATGATGCGTGACTATATTGAGGCGTTCCGACACAACATCAAAATGAAACCACGCCCTATGTTGGAGGCACCCAAAATTGAGTACACAGATGAGCAACGCCATGAACAGAATAAAAAATCTTACGATTTGACATTTATTGATTTCAAAAATTCTCTGAATGGCGATACCAGATTAATACCTCACATAATGCATCTGATTGGGGAACGCAAGTTGAATGAGGGGGAATATCCTATAACAGAAAAGGAGTTAACTGAGGCGATGGGATGGCTCGAAAATTACGAGGCTCGTAGGGACAAGGCAATCGAGAATAGTGGCAAACGAGGTTTTGAAATAATCAAAAAGATACAAGCCACTTACCGATATCCTCCATCCATCAGCAAAATTGACACCATCGCAATCGTTTACATTCACTTCAAAAGACGCCTATCTGGACAAGAAAAAGAATGGTATTGATTTTTTGGAAAATAAAAAATAATCGTTATATTTGAAATACAGAACAAGAAAATATGGGACCAATTATCATTACAAACATCGAAGATTCTACCAATTCAGATACATTCGATACGCTCGTTAAATTGATATTCAGACACCGAAATAAGGCATTCGGAATATTAAGGACGACAGACGGGCATGACCTCAGAAGTAAAGCACTCAAGATTAAATTCATGGCGTTTATTTTCCGATTGATGGAACAAGGGATGCTCCACGAGGATATCACAGAATATGTTAATGGAGGCACATCTTATGGCTTGTTAAACTGGGATAGGTTTTGGGGAATATATAACAACATTGATTTCGATTACATCACCAAGACAATCGAAAAATTATACAAAGAGGATTGTGAACAAGCATTGAATAACGATCAATATGAAGCCGAAATGGGTGACATACATTACGAAGATTACATGAACAATAAATTCTGGGGAAAATGAAAAAAACACTAAAACAGATTGTAGAGGACACTTTGAGAACAAAGCCTCACACAAGGGACAATGACTGGGAACTCGTTCTAGAAATTTACGAGTCTACCGATGTACAACCAGCATTTCAAACTGGATGGTTAATGCTGAAAAAAATCTCACAAGGGGAGTATCAAAATCCAGAAACGATTCTTCGTTGGAGGAGGAGATTGCAACAAACCAATCCAGACCTTCGAGGCAAGTACTGGAAGCAACGGATGGACAGAATTCCAGAGGTATTAGAGGAACTTGGTTATGGGAAGTAAAAAGATTTACCATTCTGCACTCAAGGGATTTGATGAATACCGAAAACACTCGTGTCAATATTTTGAGCATGACGGATTTTACGGAATTTGTAATGACCTTGAAACTGGGAAGCCTTATCCAGATGCCGTATACAAGGCACAATTCATTTATTGTGAATTGCCATTCCCAAGGGGGTACGATACATTCAACAAAAGAGTTGGCAAATCAGAGGGGCTTGGATGGAAATCGATGGTCACCAATGCCCGTAACATGGCGATAGATTTGGATATCCCTTATTACTTTATGGGCAGTAAGGCATTCGCACCTTTGTTTCCTATTGAATATCAGATACCCATGAAATTCAAGGTTCACAATACGAACGATATTATATTCTCGAACAGAAATTCGTGGGCAGACGATAACGAGGAGTTGATTGATAAACTCTACAAGCAATATGACATTGGTTTGGATATGGCTTGTGGCTATGGGGAACTTGGTAGGATTGCGTTAACCCATGGGAAGAAAGCGATACTCATGGACATCAATCCGTACTGCATAGGATATATAAAGCATGAACTATTAAAAGTGTCTGAGAATGGCTAAAAAGAGCAAAAATATCGACTTGTTGTTTGGGGAGTTATATGCCCATTGCGAAAGGAAAGGAGAAACATGGTACGGAATTCCAGTAAGGCAATCCCAACGCATAAGTGGGGAGATTGAATTCCTTACAAGGGATGGTATCAAAAAGGGCGAGGCACAATTTTGCACTCGAATCTGGGATAAGTATACATTGATGGAGTATAAAGATTTACGAGATGAGGCACAAAGAAAGTGATTTACAGATAGGATGCGTCAAATGGTTTCGTTACCAATATCCAGAGCATCGATTGAATCTATTCAGCGTACCGAATGGAGGTCATCGCAGAATCGAAACTGCGGTATGGATGCAAAGGGAGGGACAGATATCTGGCGTATCTGATTTGATATTGATCGTTCCAAACTCTAAATACTCGGCTCTATTTATCGAAATGAAGATTCGCCCCAACAAGCAGTCGACCGCTCAAAAGGAATTCCAGAAAGCAGTAGAAAAATATCCACAATTCAAGTACACAATCATTTATGACTATGAACAATTCAAAACCGAAATCACAGAATATCTCTCAAATTAACATTCCAGTTTCATTCATTGACTATTGTAATGTCAACAATATTGATTTGAACAAATGGTACCAATGGCAAATGCATCTCCAGAGAGAGCAACGCAAGACATGGAAAAAACTCTATGGGATATCGTATGCTAGATGAATTTAGAGTTAGAACATATCGCCAGAAAGCACAAGGAATGGGTACGGGTATCCATTTACTTGGGTTCATCCCCAGAGGATGCGGAGGACTATGTTCAAAATATGTACATCAAATTAGCCGAAATACAAATGAGAGATGGCAACCTCAATCGTATGCGGAATCATTCTGGAGGCATCAATACGGTATACATATTTAAGATTCTAACCAACATCATTATCGATTCAAAACGAAAGCGTGACATCGATACAATTCCTCTGGGACTGGATATCAGCATCGCTGAAATTCCAAACGAGGAGGAGGGGTGCTACTCAGATTTAATGGAGTGTATAAAAACCGAAATTGAATCCATGCACCCATACGAGCAAATGCTCTTAGAATTACATTTTGTTTACGGCATGAGCATGAGGCAAATCGAAGCCGAAACCAATATACCAACACATTCAATTTTTAACACACTCAAAAATGCAAAATCAAAAATCAAACAAAAGGCAAGTACGAGATTCGCTCTCTACATCGAAGAGCGAGGTAACAGAGAAAAAACCGATTACGGGGCTGGGGGACGCAATCCAGAAAGTGACCAAAGCGACTGGGATTGAAAAGATAGTTAAATTTATCGCTGGGGAGGATTGTGGATGCGATGAACGGAAAAAGGCGTTAAACAAATTGTTCCCCATGAAAAACCCATTATGTTTAACGGAAGATGAATATCAATGGCTTACTGAATTTCGTGCCATAAATAGCCCTAATTTAACGCATGACGAGGCAAAGAGGCTCTCGGCTATCTATTCACGAGTTTTTCAATTTAGGAGGACATATATGCCTTGCAAGTGCGACCCGAAAGCATGGCAAGACATGATTAATGAATTGAACGAAATCTACAACACATATGGTAAATAAATATTTCGGTACGGAGGCTACTAGATTCCATGACCGCATATTTAGGATTTACATGAATGGCGAGGTAATCGTCGAGTTTTACGATCTAGAGAAGGGAAAACAATACTTAAAACAATTAGAGAATGAAGGCAATAATACTACCAGCACAGATAGAGGGGGTAGCAACCCGAAGCGACAAGACGCTTAAAATTACCATAGGAACTCAGGAACTCCCACCATCAGACGCTGGGAGGCTATTCGGAATGAATCAGAGATTGTGCTACATTGCAATCAAAGAGGAGGCATTCCAGAAAGACGAGGCTAGTTTAATGGATGGACTGAATGTAACCGCTGAGGATACAAAGAACAGAACACCATCCCAAAGGCTGAGGGGGATACTCTTTGTCTTGTTCAAGGAGGACGCCAAAGGGCATGACTCGTTTGACTCGTTTTATGCTCAGCACATGGAGAAGTTGATACAGCATTTTAAGGACAAATTGGACGCAATAAAGTTGGTTTAATGGAAGATAATTTGTATATTTGAAAAATGGAAAGCATGGAAAAAAGCCCAGAGCAGTTACTAGATGAACAGAGGGCGAAACTATTCATAGCCAAGTTTGAATGGAAATTCGCAAAGACGATGCCTTGGGTTCCTCACTATTACATCAATCGCCAAAAACTGAATCCAGATGACCAACTCGAATTCGATTGGTTTGTGACTCAATCTCGCAAATATGGTATTTACGCAAAATGGGGGAAGCACCAGCCTAAACCATATTGGTACATTGATGGATGGAAGTACTGGACAATGATGGCACCAGTAGAGGAAACATTCATTTTAAACAGAGCGTTGCACCATATCTGAGATGAAGATAATTATCAATACTTGTAAAGGTAGGGAGCATCTTTTGGCTGGGATTAAAAACCAGTTGCCAGAGGCGATCGTTAACATGGACGATTTCACTGATTCTGGGAAATTCCAAAGTACCGCATGGTTTAATTTACAGAGGGGATGGGAAATCGCAGAGGACGAGGCTTGCGTTCAATTACAAGATGACATCGTTTTAACCACCGCATTCAGAGAGAAACTGAATAAGGCAATAGAAACATGGGGGCTTTATGTAATACAATTTTTCAGCATGAGGAAAGCCGATACAGATATAGGTACGAGGTTAGAGCATGGAAGCACATTCCTTATGGAACAATGTTATTACTTGCCAAAAGGAGTTGCCAGAAAATTACATGAATTCAGTAAGGAGTATTACCATAAGACAGAGCATACCCATTGTCCGAGCGATATTTGTATTGCTGAGTTCCTCAAAGCGAATAAAATGAATTACATAATTTGGTGTCCAAACTTGGTAGACCATCTTCCAGTAACCAGCCAGATAAACAAAAAAAGGACTGCTAGAAGGCAGAGCAAAACCTTTATACCATAAGACAAAACGGACAACATAAAAAAGGGATATGGAAAATAAACAACAAACGGCAGTGAAAAAGGTATTAGTATTTACAATAAAAGCAGTATTATTTTTAACAGTTGGTATCATATGTAAATTATTGATAGCAATGTTTGACGACTATAACGAAGCATTTAAAAACGGATGGCATTAATGACAAACAATAAACAACAACCTAAACCAGAAAATCCTAACAATCAATTTAGCAACACAGAGCCATTGACACACGCTCAAAG